GGATAAAAACTATTAAGTTTAGATGTTGAATAATTATCATTATTGAGAGGGATTGATACAAAATTCTGATTAAATTCTGGTGACTTTGGATTGATCAATAAATTATTACCACCATCAATTTGATAGGTATATGTTCCAGTTTTCTGGAAATTCGCAATCTCTGTAGAAAAATCCATGTTATCTTACAATCTTAAATTTCTTACCAGTATCTAAAGTATAACTATTGGCGGTATCTAGTATTTTAATTAAAATCTGATATTCTCTCTCCGGAAATAGACAATTAGTATCGAGTTCAAAATAATTTCCAATCGGATAATCACAATTTATTCGAGTATACTCATCAAAGTCAACCACCATTTCATTTGTTATATTATCTCGTATTCCATAATATGAACTTGTTGGGAGATAGTTTGGAGTGGTGTATTGATCAAATTGATATCCCACATTGAAATTCTTAGACGGGTATTTTTCAGCCGAAGATATGTAAATTTTAATTACATTTCCACGTTGATACTTATAGTTTAAATCTTTAACATTTACATTAAATGGATGGGAAATATCCAACTCGGACATCACGCTACTAGTATAATCAATACTGCTGGTATAGGAAAAACTAGATGTATAGATTGATCCACTGAATGGTAGAACAACTTCCAATCCATTAAACAATCCACTCGTAAAAAATCCATCATAAGATGCACTACCAGAATTATAAAATGACAATTTTCCTATCATATTACCACTCATATAATCACCGTTTAAATTTGCCATGTAATATGATGAAGCTGGTGCTTCCGTTGATAAATTTAAAATTGAAAAATTGCAATCAGCCAGCCAGATATTTGGAAAACTACCACTGAGTATTGCATTTTCAACCATATTATCAACGTAATATGCCGTAAATGACATCCCTTGCCATATACCATCCGTGAATGAAGCAGTTATCAACTGGGCATCAAACATATTTCCACAACTACCCGTTACTCCGACTGAGTCTGCCGAAACTACTCCACTAACTCCTCCTATAAATGGTAAATTTATTATATTTCCACTCAACCCAGTTCCAAATACAATTCCACTAGCCGATAAAATCAAGGGATCACTTTGTATTGTTGTATTTAACCCGGCACTTCCAGAAAACGTTCCACTTATAATCGGAGACGATAGAAAGTATGATGAAGTCGTTGTAATTCCTGTTATTGATTCGCTTATAAATGATATATTGACACTTGATGTTTCCGTGCTTCCTGTTACAAACGAAAATGAATTCCATCCCATATTTAAATAGGGTGAATATATCGTGTTAGTATTTTCGCTGAAATATGAAATTGTAAATGCTGTTCCGGTTACTTCTGAAGATGCCATTAGCATAATACCTTCATTTGGAATTTCACCGTCCAACCACGAAGTTACTATTGATGTAATATCAATACTTAAATCAGAGGTGGAATATCCAAAACTTTGAGAGCATATACTTGAAGAATACCACGTTCCACCACCATCAGCCGAAGCAGAATCTGTTAATGATATGTTAGAGTGAATCGTTGACAGGTCAGTTGACCAACTTGAAACACCATCTCTAGTTTGCCACGAAACTCCATCGCTTGATCCTCCATCCGACAAATACCCCGTTCCCATCGTCCAACTTTGACTCACTGCAAACGCATATATGGCGTAATTCAAGGGCAATTCCAATTCATCACACACTTTCAAGTTGAGATAGAATGAACTACTTGAAGTTCCGGCATTTACTACGGACTGTGAAATAGCGGTTAAATCAAATTTGATAAGGGAGCGATATGCCGTTAAATCACTAACAACTACAGTCGATGGATAATCTATGATCCCATATCCTGTTAACTCCCCAACAACACTTCCACTAAAATTTGAAATTGAACCCGAAAAATATGAATTATAGTCATAAGCAGTTACAGATGAACTTATTATACCGATGAACGAACTTGATACTATACTTCCACTGAATAATGTTATAGGATTATTATCGATAGACCCGCTAAAATAGGAAACATTAATACTTGCACTTGTTCCGTATACATCACCATCGAAGAAATCTGACTGTCCGATGAGTGATCCACCGATAGTTCCATAAAATCCGCTAATTGTAATGTTAACATTATCTTCATTATAACTTTGGCTTGTAAATGGACTTGTAGTTGATGAGTATCCATCCACCGTTCCCACTTTTAAAATTTCAGTCATTCCGAAATTTTTATTCTCGTATCCACTATCATTCGTTATAAAAGAATCTTGGGTTGGAAAAAAATATTTATTCATTTTGAGTTATCATCCGATGTTAATTTTTATATCAGATTCCGGGTATTTTACTTGAAAAACAGCCGGATCAATACTGGGAAATATTACATTATCCTTTGTTGCCGATGCGATATTATATTCGATGGGTGAATATGTTCCGTCCGTTATTGTTTTATTATAAATATTGATGGATGATACTGATTGAACTCCCATAACGCTGGCAACGGCAAGTTGCAATACTGATATATTAATGGGCTGTGAGAATGACCAGTTATCGATATTAAAAAATGCAGTTACGGTATTTAAACAGTCTAATATAACGTCTTGTTTATTATACCCATTATAAATTGATATGGAAACATCGACTCCTATATTGATAACATATCCATCAATTACATTGATTTCATCGGTTAATATCCTATATTGTTTTAGATAGGTCATTAAATTATATATCGTTGCCGGATTGGTGGGAATTAAATTTTTGTTGGCATCGTATGATAGAACATATACATTTATAGCAAATGGGTTTGTGTTGGTTGTTGAAAATTGACGAGATAATGATTCTGATATATTTACAGTATTATCTGATGATATGGTGCCCGTTGATATTGTATAATTGTTATTTAAACTTGAATTTGATATGACAATGGCCTTTGCAATGGAACCAAATTTGGGTGGTAGGGAATAAATTCTTGCTAAATAATCCGAGGTAGTAACGGTTCGATTTTGTCCGCTAAAAGTAGCAGTAGCATTCATTCTAATCTCATCGTTGGTTTCAACTCCATTACCGCCCACACATGGCGAAGAATTAGAAACTTTCAACGAATTTTTTACAGTATTCATTAAATCCGATTGGGCGGGGGTAAGTCCCCCAACAGATGTTCCGTAATTGACACTTATAACGTTAGTTATTTCTCCAACTTGACAGTTTGAAGATAATCCACCACCCACCAAATATCGGACAGTTAAAGTAGTATTTGCCGGAGAAGTTCCATAATTATCATTATTTAAAAAAGAAGATGGGTCAATTGGAATATTAATGGATGATATATTTCTAAGACCGTTACCGATTAAATTGGAATCTAAAGTCACTAATTCATCTCCAACTACATTTGTGCCGGAACCAAATGTTAGTGTCGTTATATTATTTTCATCGATGGAAGTTACAAACTTCTTTGAAGTTGATATATATTCCAATATATAAGGAACGCTATCTCTATATGGAGAATAACTATTTTGTTGATTATTATTTACTGCTATAGGTATTAATTCCTGTGCCATGTAATCGGCTTCATACCACCGATTATGGTCGGAATCATACATGTCAATTATTTCCAATACATTATCTTCGTCCAATGAGAATGAAAAATTTGAAGTTTGTCCTTGAATATTTACTTGTTTCGTATAAATCTGCCCCCCAATTACATTTCCCGTCTTTTGTAAGAGGAAAAATTGCGGAGTTCCATCTTGATTTCTAGAATAAACAGTTTGAGTTAGGGGCGAATTTACCGTATTAATTGAGAAATCTACTTCTTGAGTTAATGTGAAAAAAGTATTGTTATTGCTGGAAAATTGAGAATTTTCTCCGATTTGTAATAAATAAGTAGAATCCGGAGTATAATTTCCGAGAGTATCACTTATAGCAGGACATAATTGATAAACATCAATTGTTCCGACCGATGTTCGGGATGCTTTTACTTTATATCCAAGATAAGACGCTAAATTTATAATATTCTTTCGTTCTTGGGCAGTCGATAATAGTCCTTCCTTAAACATATAATCGGTATAAAACCCAAGAACATCACCAACATATGCAGCCTGTTGAATAAACATCATTCCGGGTGACGACGGACTGAAATCTTTATATGTTTGAGGATAATATGTCTTAGTAAACGATATGAGAGCATCTCTCATCTGAGAAAAATCACGATTTAAATATCTAACATCTTTAGAATCGTTGGGTGAGAATGTCTTGTTAATTGTCGTCGCCATACAATATAAATATCCGATAAAGTCAAAATATTAATATTATATGCTGGTGGTAATCACTAAATCTATACTATCTTGTTGATTAGTAGCATTAATAACAAATTGAACATTTATATATAATATGTAATTATCGGTTAAATTAGTATTTCCATTAGGATCATTCGTTAAAATTGTAATTTTGCCAACTGATATTCCACCAACCCATCGAGCTACATCTTCCGTTATTATGTTTCGAACCTTTACATCTAATAAACCATCATTCGGCTCAAATACCACATTCCACAACCTACAACCAAAATCAGGCGCAAATCTTCTTTCTCCCGGAATAGTATTAAGTAAATTTATGAGATTTACCTTATACATCGAATTAGTATCGACAGTCTGCTCAAAATAGCCGTCTTTTCCGTTCTGAATTGGTAATGAAAGTCCCAGTCCCATATTATTTTTTCATTGATTTTGCCAAAATAGCCTTAAAATCCCATTTCATAAGATTATCAACGGCAGGATCTTTTCCTTTAAAATCAAGAACAGAATCAGTCGTTGCTATATGTTGCTGATGACTTGGTGCAATAGCTTCGTTAAGCATTCCTCCATCTGGATTAGAATTCATCGACAGTGACCCATCCATTCCTACATAGGGACTTCTCCCCGATTCTCTGGTAGATAAATCATTGACGGTCTCATTTAAAATCGCATTTATCATCGGATCTTTTGTATAGGTCTTGGCTACTTTGGGAGTTGTTGCGACTTGTCGAGGTTGCGGTTCCTGTTGACTCATCAATTCTAATAAGGAAGTATTAGATTGTTTTCTAGGAATAGGAGCAGACGGAGTAACATCTGGTTCGGCATCTTTCGTTAGTAACTCTTGTAATAAAAGGGGAAGTTGTTTCTTTACTTCTTTTGAGACCATTTGCTCTATAAGAGTTTTCAATAGTTTAGTGTTGGCATTCATAAATTATAAATATAATCAATTAGTTATTATGTTGGTAATTTCGGAGCAGTTGGTGTAGACGGTAAACTCGGAATCGATGTGCTTGGAGTCGATGGAGTAGATGGTAGTGTCGGTAATTTTGGTAGTGCCGGTAGAGGAGGAAATGCCGGGGCTTTTGGTAATGATGGAACCGTTACATGAGGAACGGAGAAATTGGGAACATGTAATTTAATACTTGATATTTTAGCAGTCGCTGCCGATTTTAACGTATTTAACTTAGCCATAGATGCATTTATACTGTTAGTTACGCTAGATGGAAGTGCTACCCCCAACAATTTAGCAGCAGACAAATATGATGATAACTGACTTGCTTGTGCCGCCATCGCTGCTAATCCCGATGTTGTATTTGATATTTCTGTTAGTGGATTTTTTAATGACGAAACGGAAAATCCTCCGGGGGCACCGGCACCAGTTGTTACATTTATTTTTGACGGAGTAACTGGTAATTTACTTGGTGTTGGACTATTATATGCCGCCAGTTTATTTTTAGTATCCAAATACTCCTTACCATCTGCATCAGTTCCGCTATATGTAGTGCCGTCGCTAAAGGTGAAATTATATATATAATTTCCATGTGAGTCTTGATATACTTGGTCAGTTACCCCATTGGAAACTTTCTTGAATGTCTGACTCGTTATTGTTATAGATTGACTCATATTGATACTCCATCTTGACCGGGAGCATATCCGCCTCCCGTTATGAATACTCGCCGACTCGCTAATGTTTGAAGAGCAGATTGTAAAGAAATAAGACGTGCTTGTTGAACGGCTAACTGGGTCTGTTGAGGAGTGGCATCTTTGGTATCACCCGTTCTGCCTCCTTGTGCATCGGGATGATTATGTAAATACCAATGAGTATGCGCCAACATCCAATTACACATTTCATACAACCAATTAATAGTAGTCTGCCCCAATAACGCCGGTTCACCTGTCTGGTCGCCTTCACCCAAATAAATTGCCGGTGAATTAATTACCGTTTTTACATGAGTATTTAATACTATTTGATCATGAGCATCAACAATAAATTCACTATCTGTTACTATTCCATATCTTTTTTTAGAGAAATGTAAAGATTCTCCATACCGAGAAGAAAATATTAGTCTATCGCTATTAATAACTATTTGGTCGCCATCTAATGGAGAAGGATATTTAAAATTGGTAGTTCCTTGAAAAGCAGGCACTTCTTCGCCTTTTCCAACTCCATACATTGTTTTATAACAAGTAGTTATGAAATTACTATTAGTTTTTCCGCTGGTAATATGAATAGATGAACCATCGTGATTTATATCTTCTGAGATATAACCACCGACATTCTTTTCTTGAGGAGTTCCTGTTATTTTTGCCGGATTAGGACTATTATGTAATGATAAAGTTTTACCTTCTTCTAAGATGGGACGTTGTCTATTTCTAATTAAAATCATTGGATTGCCGCCATTGTTTAAATAATCCGTATTGGACGGACTGCTAATATCATTTTTTCGATTATTATCATATGCCGTAAAATGGATACTTTGACCAAATCTACTTTCAATTGCTAAATCACCTTCATATCGTCTCAAATTTCTTATTCTATTGTTAGATACAAAATATTTTCCAGCATATCCAGAATACCCAACATTTCCTTTATAATTTGTCGTTGATGGGTTTGTCCCGGTATAAGGAGTCGTTGAAAATAATTCGGTATTGGGTGGATTAACGAGATCAATATTAAAATCTAAATTATTATTGGCCCAATTATGATAATTAACTTTCTTAGAATAATACGTCTTTCCGTTATATTGAGATAAGACTACCGTTTCATATATTAGAGGATATTCGGAAATATTAGATTCGGCTGGATAAGCCCATATTAATTTATCCTTGCTTATATTTTTTCCTGATTCAATAGGCCGAACTAATATTCGACCAATCCATGAATAATCAATATCAGTTTGATTAGCCTGTTTATTATTAACGGCCAATGGCCATCGGTCAGCATCTACAGTATTAAAAACACCGGAACCCCTCTTAAAAAAAGGATGGGAGTCATCTAAAATAACATCAAGAACAACTCCCAATTCAAGTTCATAAAATTCAAGTTGAGTTGCTGAGTTGGATGATTTATGATTTAATCCAAAATGATCAACTGTTCTTAAATTTTTATCGGATGATTTGGTATAGGCCATAATTACATTTTGAAATTTTCAACGGGAACATTTATC